CCAGCATTTTCTGTTGGGTTGTTACCAGTAAAATTACTGTTCAGAGTAATGATATTATCAGCAAGGTTGATCGTCTCAGTGTTTACGGTAGTGGTCGTACCACTAACAGTAAGATTTCCACTAATAACAAGGTTGCTAGATATGGTTCCTCCTGTTAAAGGTAGGTGACCCACTTGACTATATGTATAAGCCGCATCCCAATTAGAACTACTATCTGTAATGGTTGTATATACACCATCACTAGTACGTTTCATTAGACCATTACTACCAAAGTCAGCGTCTTTTAGGAACGTGGAATTGTCATTAAAACTAGTAAGACCAATCGAACTAAGCGCAGTAGATACCGCCCTGTTATTGCTGTCCCCTAAAAATATCTTGTTTTGGTCTAGGTTAGGAACAGCGTTTGTACGACCTGCGCCCATGATATAAATTTGCCCACTACTAGCATTAACCCTTATAACCTTAGCAATCTTCTGAAGTAGATCACTTTCTCCAGTTGGCGGTGTAGCTGTAAGCGTACCTGAATCACTTATATATAATTCGTCACCTACTGTGAAAGAACTTGTATCTATTCCTATTAATTTACCATGCGTAACAATATCACCCTGAGCATTAGCATTTACATCAGCAGCTAAGATTCCTATACATGGCATTTTTGCGCTGTCATCTGCGTCTGCAACTGCAATAGTAAACTGTTGACCCTGACTACCAGATATATATACTGGTGTTCCTTTCGTTAATGTTCCGCCTGTGCCATTCTTTCCTTGTACGTGAATAGCACCAGTTAAGTCACCGCTAAATTTAGTGGCATCTACTTCTCCAACTATAGTAACGTCAGCAGTGACAGAAGTTGGTATATTACTAAAGTCAGCTCTTAGAAGTTCGTGACCAGTTGGCTTAGTACCTGAATCATCGTGAACGAGTAGGGTGTACTTTTCAATATCTACTGTTATTTCTGCTTCAGCGCCAATAAATTCTTGGTGCTGTGCGGTTGTACCTCTTCTACGTTTTACTTCTGTTGCCATACGCTCCTTATACTGTTGGTGCTTCCAATGCCGCTGGAATGCCAGTTAATATTTGTTTACCTACGAACTTCAAATTAGCAGAACTTCTGCCTATTTGATTGGTATATACCGTTCTAAATGTAGAACTATCTAGCACAAAACGAAAATGATCGGCTGATGATAAGTTAGGTGTAGATATGTTATATATCGTGTCAAATGTCCCATCAAATGAAACCTCTACGTGACCGTCACCATTAGTTACTAGCGCATCTACTAAATCAGTAAGAAACGCACTAACAGTACTAGATGAAAACGATCCCCAACTAGAGGTGTACGTTCTCTTTTGGGCTGTAGATGACAATAATTTTTCCCACTTTAATTCTAGGTTTAATCTAAACCCTCTTAGATTATGCCTCAGGCTACCATCTAAAGCCTCATCAAATGGTGAGTTAAAGTTTACCTGACCAATATCAGACACCATGCTATTTATGGTGAACTTGTATTCCCAATCACCGTTAGCTGGAGTAGCATGATCCACTCGTATATTTATAGTTTCTAACTTACTCGATAAAGCCATAATCTAAGCTGGTTGTAACAGTTTCGTATATAAACCTGTAGTCACGTTCGTCATCTGCTGAGCTTTCATTTATAAAACGAAAATCTTCGAAGTCCAACGTAATATCAATACCAAGTTCATAAGCTGTAAAGTTAATCTTTGGGACAAACAAGCCATGTTGATTTGCGTATTGAACACGACTTGCAAAGCCATCATCTAAAACTACCCTAATTACGTTATCAGTATCAATACCGATATAAATAAACTCTGCACCGTTGAGTAGGTCTGTTGCTATGTTGTTGCAAATGGACCTATACGTATCAGGAGTCGTACATAAATTGTAGGTGAGTCCTATCTTTCTCCTGAAGTCCCTGAAATTGCCACGTAACGTTCCGTCTATGGCTTCATCGAATGGTACGTTAAAAAACTCTAGTTCGTCACTCTCAGAGTAATTCTGGATGGTTAGCGTTTGCGTACCGCCTGCATCTGTAATGACTACTATGTTGCTAACCTTAGCCATTAAAGTAATTGATTTATACTATATCCCTCAACCTTTATTTTATTGTTCTTTAGGTCGTACTCAATCATTGAGGGTCTTATTTTATTGTTGCCTTTTATTGATCCTGAGTCGGCTACTACAAATTCAGAGGCGCTTTCGTTTAACTCAATATACTCATAAGGCTTTAGATTTTCAGTACCTAATATAGTCATTGAGAACCTTATAGAGCCAGTATTGCTTGATATTGTAGCGTCTGGGGCTCCAAGAAGTGCTTTGTAGGCTTTGTACATTTTAACACCCAAATTTAATTGTGCGTCTGATTCACTGTAAAGACCTTTTGGATCTGTAACTATTACTGGGCTTTGATCTCCGTCTAATTTTTGAGAATTAACAAATAAGCCAAGATTAATATCTATACGCTTAGTAGCACTAACATCTTGAGAAAAACTTAAAGGCTGATCTATATTTGATGCTAATATTTTAAGTAAACTTATATTGTTATTCTGAAATTTTACTTTTAATTCCTCCAAATTACTAGCATTTATCTGAGACCTATAAGATGTGTTAGCTGTATCTCTTCTCACGTAAAAGTTTTTTCCAAACAGGGATCCTATAATAGCACACTCTACAATTCCCACCCTTAAAACTGCACTTCTAGCTTCTTCGAATGTTGTTGCTTTAAATTTGTTACCAGTTCCTATGATAGATTGAGGTAGAGTCAAGCTATTTTCATTTTGAACAAACATATGAAAGTATTTATAACCAGACACTGATGGGTCAGCAAAATTAGCATCATTAGCAACATTAGTAAATGCTGACTCTATAATATTAGTAGAGGTGTTTGCACTTATTGTATTTAAATAATTTTTAAGTAAGTCTCTAAAGGTTATACCGCTATAATTATATGTTGTTCCGTCATTGTAACTTAGGCTAATTATATCCCCAGAAGGAACACTATACGCAGTTACTTGATTGGCAAATTTAAATACACTGAAACACTTAACAGAAAACATTCTTTTTATTTCTTCATAAGAAACATCTGTTTTTAAGCATAGAAAAACATCTTTATTGTTACCGTCATAAGTTATTTCTACCTGTATCAGGTCTGTTACTTGCAACTTGCTTAGCATAGATCCAAAAGAACTACCATCTCCAAAAGTAGAAAACATAGAAAAATTAAACTCCGCACAATTATATACAAAGTCGTTTATCTCCTTAGCATCCTCTTGAGTGTCAAGGTCTAGCTTTAGACTACCTATATCAGCTAATGTTCCAGTTAAACTTTGGCTTGATGGAGAAGAACTTCTATCAACAAATTTCATAACAAGCTGAAAAGACTTGTTACCACTCAATGTTGCTGTGGAAGTTACGGTTATGACGTTTCCTGTTGGTAATACAGCCATATTATCCGCCTAATCCTGAAACTGAGCCTGCACGTCTATCATTATTGCCGTTACTAGCAACACTAGCAACAGTTCTATCATCAAACGTATTTACAACTTTTAAATTTATCTGTTGGTCTCTATTACTAGGGGAGAATAATGGAGACCCCATGCTTGGCTGTCTCATTTCAGAGGAGCTAAATAAGCCGCCACCTGAACGGCTGCCACCACCGCTACCTGAGCGACCACCGCCTCCTCCGCCACTACCACCGCTTGCATTAGTTTTTCTAATGGCTGCTACACGAGCAAGACCTTGAGCTACAGCAATAGCAGCAGCAGCAGCTCCACGAGCAGGAGAATCAATACTGGATAATGGTTTAAACTGAGATTCGTATGCTTTTTGGGCAGAAAAATATGTAGAAACTAATGCTTCGGCTATAGCTATTTTTTTATTCTCACCAAAAAGACCCTGAAGAAGCGCAGAAGCCGCCTGCGCCCCCTGAATAGCCATATCTTGAGCCGCTACTCTTTGTTGAGCAACTAATTTCTCTGCATTTGCTTGTATTTGCAACAATTCTAAATCTCTTCTGGATCTAGCTTGTCTAATAAGAAAAAATCTCTCATCTTCTTCTATTGTTTTGTCGGCATTAATACGAGCTTCTTGTGCTTTAAATCTATCTCTGGCAACCTGCTCCTGTGTACTCCTTTCGTCTGCCTGACCACGAGCCTTAAATAATCTTAAGGTAAATTCAGCTTCTTTTGCCGCAAATTCAGCATTAGCTTTTTCTCGTATATCTTGAAGATTTTTTAAAGCGTCTCTTTCTGCATCTAGCGCTGCTTGGTCACCAGCCTTTTTTAATTCTAGGGATTGATTTTGATTTGATATTTGTATTTCTAAATCTCTTTCAGCATTAATTTGTTTTATAGCCTCAGAAGCCCTTGCAGCAGCTTGCTCATTTGTTAATCCCTCATCTGTAAACTTTTTCTTTATATTGGCTATTCTTTTATTAGCATTAAGATTTATCTGAAGTCTTTTCAACTCACCTTCAGCTATTATTCTTTCTTCTTTATCTACTGTTTTTACAACATCTAATCTTTTGCTCAGTACTTTAATATTATCTTCAGCAGATAATCTTGCTTGCTCTGTAAATTTAAATGCTTTAAATAATCCCTCTAGTCTCTCTTTGTTAGCCTCATTATTCTCTTTTGTTTTTTGAGTAACTATCTCAAGAAGCTGACCTAATTTTGTCAATATACTCGCTTCTTTTATAGTTCTTGTCTCTAAATTTCCTAAGATATTTATCTGATCCTGTATAGCAACTGACAAACTTACAAAAGAAGCATCCGTTAATTCAATTCCAGTAGCTTGCTCTACTAATAGCTTCTCTAAATCTCCAGTTAATCTTATATATTCTGCAAGAGCAGGATTCTGGGTCTGAAGAGTTGCTATATATCCTTCTTGAGTTGTGGTAAGCTCTTGTACTTGTTTTCTTAGATCTTCATTTTTTTCAATAGTCGATATAACTGACTCATCAAATTTACCTAAAAACGTTCCAACTTCTAAAGTTGCACCTTTGAAAGGAACAAGAGCAGCAACGATTGAACCACCCGCTTCTTCGAAGAATCTTTTTATAGCATCACTTCTGCTTATATCTTCAACTTGCTCTGAAAGCACTTGTATTTCTAGCGCCCTTGCTCTTAATCCAAATGGATCTGGGACACCTGTATCGAGATCTGAAAATGCTTTAGCAACTTCACCCAATGCTTCTGCTTGACTCTTAGCCGAGGAAGTTATTTCTTTTATTTCACTATCTAATTTCTTAAATAAGAATTGAGCTGCTAAAACAGCAACATTTATACTTAGTATAACACCACCCACCCCAAAGAATGACCTCTGCAATTCTTTTAATACACTGGTACTTTTACCTTGTTGTTTTTCAAGATCACTTAGTCCATCATTGTGAGTTTTTACCTTAGTATTTAAGTTCCCTATTAATTCAGCAGTAAATCCAACGTTGTTACCAATAGCCCTCATTCCCTGCTCAAATCCCTGACCAAATTGAGCTGAATCCTGAACTAAGTCACTAAAAGAAAATAACGCTTGATTGGATATAGCCAAAGACTTGTTTAAGCCTTTCGTCTTTTTTTCAGTATCCTCAAGGTTATCGCCTAAATCTTTTATCTGATCATTAACCTGATCAGCACCAGCAATTTTGTCTATCTGGTTTACCTTGAACTTTATATCATAAATTAACTCAGGCATGACTTTTATGTATCTGATGGTCTGTGATAAGCCTCACGAGCCATCATTGCTTTGGTTATATCTTCTATGGAACATTCGGCTTCAAGTTCCTTAGCTCGCAGTGGATCAAAGTCAGCGAGAACGTAACAATAATATGTGTACGCTCCGCCAACTTCAACCACGAGGTCATTAGGTGCGAGCAAGTCTAATGACTCTAAAGTACTCCGACTCCATCCAAAGGTACTTGTCGCCTGTTCGTAAAAAAATCCCACGCTTCCTCAAGCGTTCCTAACTCTAATTCGTCAGACTTCCATACATTATCTTTGATTGGGGTCTCTAGCTTCATACAGTGATCTGCAGTAAACTTGCAGTATTTTGCACGAAACTCTTCATCCATACGCCATCCATTTATAGCCTCAAGATCTTGAGTGTTGTAATCCTCAAAATTAGCAGATTCGCTAATTATTTTTTTATGAGTCTTTGGATGATTTTGCTTGTACCAACCTAAGAGCATTTGTCTTCGGTCTTCTACTATCTTATCAAAACGAATAGGGGTCGGCTTGACCTCAAACCGAACCCCCATAAATTCGCCCATTACTTTTGTAATTCTTCCCATAAATTGCTCGCTTTATTTTAGGGTTATGTGTTAAACTCTACGAATGTATATGTTGAATCTAATTCAAGAGTTGGTTTATTAAATTTTATATCATCACTATTACCTATCTGAACAACAAGTTTTATATAAGCTGTATCAGCTGGTAACGTATTACTTATCTTTATAACAGTGTCGCTAGATATAGAGTTAGTAATATCCGCCTGTGTTTTGCCTGCTGTTATAACGCTTCCAGTATTATCATATGGATGCACAGCTATTTCAGCGTTAGTAGATGCTATTGTAGTATCTGTAAAATTAACATGAAACGTTACAGTTTTACCTACAAAAGGAAAATGTATGTCTCTCGTTAATTGTATAACGCCACCTGCAGCAGACTGGTTAAAGTTCTGCGCATCATCATCGTCATCCCACTCAGTTAAATCAGCCGCATCTCCAGAATTAGTCCATCCAGAAGCTAAATTGGTTTCGCCTATTTCTTGCCACTTATAAAGAGATAACCCATTAGTTGTATAAGATATTTTAGCGTTATGTTTACCTGTAGATGAATCGTATCCGCCAGCAGACTCTCTAGGGCTGCTTATCCTGAAAGACAATCTGTTTTCAAAGCCTCTAACCATAGTTATGGTTCCTTCAGCTTGAAGTATAGATCCATCAACACCATATCCAGTGAAGAATAGTTCTGTTTGATTGTCAGCCCAAGTCTTTAGTTGAGTTTGTTGAGCAGTAGATTCATACAATCCAGCTATAAGAATATTGTAAATCTTACTATGAATTATTTCTCGCTCGTTTTCGACTAAAACCGTATTTGGCTCAATGGTTATTACCTGTCTTGAGGCTTCTAACGCACCATCCTGAATAACGCTAAATGTCTGCGTCTCAGATAGAGCGTCAAAGTTTCCGTTGCCATCAACAGAGTTATTTACTATGGCTAACTTAGTTAGTTGTGTGGACATTGTTGTTTACTCCTATTTATTAAGCAGTTCCAGCTTCAGAGAATAACACCTTTCTACTGTCTACATCTTGAAGTTGTGCTACTAGTACGGTTTCTAGTCTTCCGTTTTCAAATGATTGATACCCTTGTATGTATGTTAGATTAACTCCACTATTACCGCCAAGAGTAACGTCTACACCCTTACCGACTAATTTTATGTAAGCCTCTTTAACATCTTCACCGCCTACAGATATATACTCATGTATATGCTCTGTTACAGCAGCTATCTTGCCAGCCCCAGCCTCTAATATTTTAAAATCAGCAGTAGTACCTTCGCTAGTATGAGTGTTAAGAGTTCTGATAACTACACGACCAGTATAAGCATCAAAAAACTCTCGCTCGTTTTCAACAACAACTGTTTCAGGCGTCATAGAAACTTCCAAACCCTCTACGGTTATATTTTCTATGGTTCCTCTTTTGTTATCATTTTTATCGTAAACTTCAGCTTTTTTAAATAGTAATCTTGACATAATGGCTACTCCTTATATTTTAAGCGTCACCAACAACGAGTGAACTTAGGTTGGATATTGCAGCAGCTTGAGCTGTTAATACAGTTTCTCTTCTGCCGTTACTAAAATCTTCGTGACCCATAATGTATACAACATCAGTTGTTATGTCATGTGTTCCTGTAGCTCCATGAAGTTTTAGTTTAGCTTCTAGTGGAAGCACTCCATCTGGAGATACATAATCACTGATAAGAATTGCGCCAGTTTGACCTGCCCCACTTACTTCTTTAAAGTTTATATCAGTAGTCCTAATAACAATACGACCTGTAAAAGATTCGTTTATTTCTCTGTTATTTTCTACTGCTACTGTGGCTGGCTCATTACTTATTTCTAAACCCTCCACAGTTATATTTCTGATGTTTGATCCCCCACTACCTATTTGACTGCCGCCAGAGGTAAGGATTTCAGCATGGGTAAATATTAGTTTTGCCATTATTCTATTGTCTTATTTTAATTATACTTTCAAAGTTTACATTCGTTGATAGGTAACCATCGTCTTCATCTATCGTATTAACACCAGTCATCGTCAGGGTTTCTACATCAGAGTTGATAGAGTCACCATCTGTTGTATCCGCCCAGTCAATTAACTGATCCGTAATTTCTAACAGTCTGTTATAAGCATTGTCCTTGCCACTATGTGAATCGGACTGCTCTACATATACAGTAACCTCAAAGTTTTGAACTAGATCAATAGGTTTTTCGTCTTCTACTCTGTCTATAGACGTTCCGCTTAACAACCTAAAGATGGCTACTTCTTTCTTGATGTCACCTCTCTTTCTAATATCGAAATTAGTACCACTATATTTCAATACCTTTTCAATAGTGGTTCTACTATCTGTGTCAGAATATGAACTAAAGCTCGTGGTATACGCTGTAAGTATTGCGTTTCTATCCATACATACCCTTTGCTAAGCCCTTCTCATCGACACTGTATACAACTATTTGTCTGTCCCTCATCAATAAGGATTCGATCATTTTTGCTGTATTTTTTATGTTCTTCTTTTGAGGAGCTGAGTTACTATCTATCTCTATTGGAAATTGTCTTCTTTCTTTTTCATAAGGATCTTCCACTTCGTGAGCGTACATATAATCATTCGCTTCTTTATCCTTGACCTCATAAAATATATCCAAATTACTTGCTATAGAGGAATTAGATCTTGGGGATGCCTCAACTCTACCTTCTAAAGACTCTTTAGCTGTACCAGTAAGAAAAAAATCAGGTATAGGATTATTTGTTTTTTTTCTGGCATAATTAGTGCTTAATCTTTTACGCCCTTTACCATCAGGATTTTTACCCTTAGAGTTTAGATCTTCGATTGACTCTTGGTAATTGACTTTGACTATCTCTAGTATAGGCTTCATGTTCTCTATACTAAGAGTATTCACTAAATCTTCCATTACTGCTTTTGTTAAATCCATTAGTACAAACTCATAAATCTAACTCTAGGAGTTGTCTTGGGTTTGGCTAGTAAACCACTTAATCTCCTAAGGTTGCCTGTTAAGTATTGATTATACATTTGATAGTACTTACCTGCCTTAGCAAAAGAGTAGCTATCCTTGTGAGTTGCGTCTTGAGCGAACCACAACTCTAAAAATTTGTATGATAATAAATCAACGAGGAGTTCCTCCGAATCCGCATCGTATATAGCATCTAGCAGAGCTGTTTCTGTGCTATACGTAGTGTCGTTGATATACTCTCTAAGATTCTCAAGAATATCCGTTTTAAGGAGCTTAATTGCTTTACCTAGTATGAGATTATCCTTCTCAGAGAGATTGAGCGTTGTGGAGCCTGTAGTGACGTTTACACCCTTAAAGGTTAGCTCTTCTAGTGCATCAATATTATTTCTAGTAAGGGTTAGGTCACTGAACGCCATTATTGTTCGCTTTTAATCTTTTTTAATTCTTTGTATATCCTTATAGTCATATAAGTAAACGTTGCAATACCCACGAATATGGATATTATTGTCGATACCTGCTGTAGGGTGATGCTAGAAACTAATCCAAGCATACCAATCATAGCGTTACTGTCCATTATGTCTTCTAAGCTAATCATAATAAAAAGAGAGCCGCACAAGGCGACTCTCCTTAAAAATTAGGCTTTAGAAACGTTACCTCTAATGTATCGTCCACCTAGATCTGGTCTGAATACTTTAGTTCCGTAAAGAACTTCGATAAGTATGTCAGCGCCTGACTTGGTTTCTTCTACAGTCAATGTGTAGTTCACATTGTTAGTAGGCTCGAAACCAGCAGCTCTACGAACGCCTGAACCTGAACCGCTATCCACTGAAGGCATTACAGCAGTTACTAAAGCAAGGGCAGAAGGATCGTAAAAGAACTGCTCACGTCCAGTGTCACCTGAAGCAATATCAACTGGGTTGATAGTAGCGTTGTTAGCAACAGCAGCACGTAATGGCTCTTTAAGAGTCAATACAGTTCCAGTTTGGCTTTCTACAACGTAAAAGTCATCAGAGCCTTTAGCAGCACCAAAAGTAACGATGTCACCCTCAGATAAAGATACAGCAGCAGCACCGCCAGAACCATCATCAATGGTTAGCTCAGTTTGTCCTACAGCTTCGTCAGCAGCCATAACAGCGTCAGTTACAGTAGCAACGGTGTGGTCACTTCCTTGATTGTCAATGAAGAAGTCGAAACCATAAGCACGACCCATAGCTCCACCTAATTGGATACCTGAGTCTCCACGAGTGTTAGCTTGTTGGAATAGGCTTAGTGTAGTTAAGTCTTTCTCAGCGAAAGGATCAATAACCATCATCATGTTATCAGATACAAACTTACGAGCAGCCATGATTCTTCGGGCTTCAGCAAGGTCGTTAGCGTCTAACACAGTAGAGTCAGTGTTATTGTCAGCGAAAGCTACTTCAAAAGCAGCACGTGCTTCAGTTTTAATGTCGCTATTGATTTGGTCAATAAGCTGGTGTAGTCTTGGGATGAAATGCTGTTGTACTAAGTCAGGAAGCGCAAATTTCTGGTCAGCTTTGTCGATGCTGAATCCAGAGTAGTAGTGCTTGTTGATTACTAGTTGCTCTTCGTTAGCATCAGGAGTGCCTAGAGAATAAGACCCTGAGTAAGAAGAAGGAGAACCAGTAGGCTTTACTGCACGAGTAATGCTTACAGTCTTGTTACGAGCTGCAACGAGACCTTCGATTGATGCGCCAGCTACGTTAGTAACGGCTTTGGATACCATTGGTCGGTCTGGATACTGGTTAGCTAGTGCAACCTCGACAAACGCCTCTGGTTCGTAAATGGAAAAATTACTATTAATTGCCATGTCTTTATAAAAGTTAAATTAAATGTTGGATTATATTTAGCTTTTGGGTCGCTATGACCAGAACATGACAATTAAGGTTTTGCCTAACCATAATAAGATGGATTTACGCTTGTTCAGCCCAACCGCCTGCGGCTCTTGAGAGAGTAAATAACTCCTCAGCCTTAGCACGATCTGCTGGGTTAGTCGAGCGTACAAGTTTCTGAAACTCTGCTCGGCTAGGTCTTTCACTAGCTGGAGTACCACCAGTTGCTCCGCCAGCGCCCACTTTCTTGGGCTTTGCAAATTGTTTAGCAAACTCTACAAGAGAGTTTCCTACCGATTTTCTATTGCCTTGAGCATCTAAATCAGGTACACCACCTTTGGTGGCATAAAACTGACCATTGCTCTCCTCAATTTCATATTCGTTGTAGAACAGTTGTTCTATGTAATCTTTTCTGAGCGTCAGCTCGTTGTCTTGCTCTAAAGCGCTAAAAGCAGAATTAAACTCAGAGCCTATACGACTCTCCATTTGATTCAGTGCTAATTGCTCTTTGGCTGCCTCTGCTTGTTCTTGGTATTGTTGCAACAATTCTCGCAACTTGTCTGCTTCCCCCTTATCCTCTTGCACAGGTTGCATTTTATTTGACAATAAAGAGAACGCATCATCGAGAGTATTGACATCATCACCTAATATTTCAGAGAATTTACTTATCATGTC